CAACGCTTACGAAGCTGAAGAGCTAATAGAAATAGTTTACGGATTTCAACGTCTAGTTGATAAGGAGGACGGCTCCGAAGGAATATACTGCACAGTATTCCACAAGGAGTTCAGTGGCAATGGTGATGTACCTGGGTACGCGAAGTTCGAGTTGCTTAACGGCTACGAGGATTACCCAGTAGTAGTTACTAAGCTATCTGAAGACAGCAAGCGACTGTACGACACGATGACTATCCCAAGTCTACTCAAAGGAATACAGCAACAAGTCAAGATAGAACGTGATAGCCGTATCGACAGGAATAGTCTTGCCACCGTCCCTCCAATTTTTCACCCAGTAGGCCAAGCTCCTACAGATTGGGGTCCAGGAAGGTACGTGCCTTATCGCCGCAAGGGAGACATTGAGTACGGGCCTACGCCTCCGTACAATCAAGGATCTCTTGAGATAGAGAAAACAATGGAGAGTCAAGCGGATAGGCTTTTTGGGCTAGATGAAGTGTCTCCTATTTCGCAGATTAGGAAGCAGTTCTTAGTGGACAAGTTCCTTAGCCACTGTGCTGAAGTTGTTTCGCAGTGCTACCGTTGCTTCCAGCGATTCGGCCCTGACCAGATATTCTTTCGGGTTACAGGCGTACCTGACCCACAAATGTTTAACAAGGGGAACGCTGACGAGAACTTCGACGTTACAATTAGCTACGATGTTCTTAACACGGACCCAGAAAAACAGGAAAATAAACTAAACCAGATGGTTTCCCTCCTACAGCTAGACCGCAACGGGAGGATAAATGTAGATAACTTGCTAACATTGATAGCAGGTTCAGTTGATCCAGTGTTGGCTGATGGGGTTCTTGAGCCTGTTGAAGTTGCACAAGAGAAACTACTTAAAGATATTACAGATGACTTATCAAAAATTTATGCAGGAATCGAAGTTCCAGCGCGTCCGTCAGGCGCTCAAGCAGCTCTGCAAGTTATTCAGCAGTACAGCCAGCAGCCTGATGTCCAGAAGCGTTTACAAGAAGATGAGGCTTTTGCTGCTCGTCTTCAGAAATACGCTGGGCAGTATCAGTTTGCTATACAGCAAGCTCAGAACGCGCAAATAGGTAGGATTGGGACACAACCAGCGCAAATGGGTGGGGTACAAACTCAGAATATGCAGCAATAATGCCTGATAATAAGTCAGTATCTGAGTACGCTAATAGTAGAGCTTTTGACTCTAAAGTAGATTTTATTTTGAAATCTATGGATGGCAAAAAAGTTTTTCCCACAAAACATCCTAATGTTGGTGGATCAAATGTAGTTACAACTACTGTTTCTTTTGATGGAAAGCATTTTATTCTTCCGTCTATGGTTGAAGGCAAAAGCTTAATGGAGGGCGACGAATTTATTAACGTAGCTAAAGAAAGAGGATTAAAAAATTACCCTTCATTTAATGACCCTAAAATTGCTAGTGCTGTTAGTAAGCTTATGCACGGTGGTGTTCTTGAAGATGGAACATTTTCCTACGAGCTTGCAAAGAAAAATTATTGAAAGACTAGTAAAAATGATGCGATCCGCAGCACAATGAACATAGAAGACGACCTAAAGACCCTATCTCACCACGAACATTTTGCAAGATTCATTCAGCTTATTGACTCTCTTCGAGAAGAGTGCATATCTGAAATGCACGAAGCTAACACAGAGAAGCTTCAACAACTTTCGGGACGGATAATTACTTACGACCAGATTCTGCAAATGGTTAATTGGCAGAGTCTTCAAAAGAAATTCTCATCTGTCCTATAGCACAAAAAAAGTGTGCTATAATTAGGCTTCGCCATCGCTCGGCGTTAAGGAGTGGAAACAATTATGTCTAACGAAGTTATCACGGTTGACGCTGAAACCGAACAAAACTCAGTGGAAAATATATCAGCGGAGGATTTTGTCATCCAACGCTTAGAACGCCTTCAAGGAGGACAACCTGAGAACACTCAGGAAGTTCAAGAGGAAGAAGTTCTAGAAGAAGCGGTTGAATCCGAGGAAGAAGTTATTCAGGAAACTGAGAGCGAATCTTTCGAAGAAGAGACTGGAGATGTTCTTTCACAGTACAACTTAGATGATTTATCTGAGGATGAGCTTAAAGATCTTGCTGAAAAGCTTGGTAGTAGAGCTGTAGCTCGCTTTGGCGAACTTACGGCTAAACGCAAAGCAGCAGAGGAAGAGCTTGAGAGAGTAAAACAATCATTACAACAAGATCCTTTGAAACAGGAAACGGAAGATGTCCAAGACAATCCGTTTAGCGATGTTCAGGATATTAAGTCATTACAAGAAAAGGCTAAGGAGATAAACGATATTATCGAATGGGCCGAAGATGTTTTATTTGAATCAGACGATTACTCCGCTCACGACGAAGTTACTGAGCTAGATGGCAAGAAAATGACTAAAGCAGAAGTAAGATCTGCTTTAAAGAACGCTCGCAAATCTAGGGATCTTTATCTTCCCGACCAACTAAAGAAAGTCCAGAGGAACGAAACTGCTGAATCCTTGAAAAAGGAACTTGGCACTAAAGCTCTTCAGGAATTTCAATGGTTGAAAGAAGAAGATAACGAAACCAGGAAGGCGTTTTTTAGCATTGCTGCAAACAAAGACTTGCAGAAGGTGTACAAACAATACCCAGTGCTAGGAGCAGAACTTCCTTATATGCTGGCTCATGCAGTAGACAGTATGTACGCTCGTAGAAGTGTACCCAGTACTACTTCAAAGGCAACAGGCAAGCCCAAGATTAGTCCTCCCAAAACCTCTGTTCCTTCTTCTGCTATGCCAGAACAAGGTCAGCGTAAGTCTTCTAAGGTACTACAAGATCTTGCTTCACGCTTTAAGAAAAGTGGCAAAAAAGATGACTTCATTTCATTACGAACCAAACAATTAGCTAGAAAATAAAATGGCATTCTCAAACACATACGATACGACTAATCCTGGTTCTGGTGTTTCCAATCGCGAAGACTTGACTGATGTCTTGACTATCCTCGCTCCTGAAGAAACTCCAGTCCTTTCCTCTGCTTCCAAGCAAAAAGCATCCGCAACATTCGTTGAGTGGACGGTAGACGCTTTGTCTGCTCCTTCAACTGCTGGCATCCGTGAAGGTGCTGACGTTACTACGTTCACCGATCAGTTTGCAGGCCGCGCTCGTCTTGGAAACTACATCCAAAAGTTCCGCCGCGACTACCAGGTTTCTGATCTTCAGGAAGCTGTTGACAGTGTTGGACCCGCTAAGATTGCTCAGGCTGAAGCTAAAGCTATCCGTGAAATAAAGCGCGACATCGAAGCTACCCTCTGCGGTACGCAAGATCGTGCTGCTGAAGACGGATCTAGCACTGCTTACGCTTTGCGTGGTCTTGGAGACTGGATTGACTCCGCTGGTCCTGCTGATGTTCCTTCTGGATTCCGCACTCCTGCTGACAGCATCCACGCTGCCGCTGAAGGTGCTTTCACGGAAACTGTGTTGAATAACCTCATCACTTCTATTTTCCGTGAAACGGGAACCACGAACAACCTCACGATGGTTGCTGATACTGCTGTTCGCCGCATTATCTCTGACTTCGCTCGCACTGCTGGCGTAAGTGGGACTGATGCAGACAGCGTTCGTACCGTTAACTACAACGGTGAGTCCGCTCAGATCAAGTTGAGTGTTGAGTTCTATCAGTCCGATCACGGAATGGTTACGATTGTTAATGGCAATCCTGACTGTATGCCTGACACGACCAACAAGGACTACGCTTACTTGCTCAATCCTGAGTACTACGGCATCCACGAGCTTATCCCAATGGGATCGACTCGCCTCCCGAATCAGGGTGGTGGTGAGCGTGGCTACGTTGATTGCGCTTTGACCCTCGGTGTTTACCACCCACAGGCTCACGGTAAGATCGAAGAAGTAGCGTAAGCTTTTGTATCATATACTTAGTTTTAGGGGAGGTTGGGCCAATCCTGGCCTCCCCTTTTTTAAACATGGAAATAATTACTAAGCTACCAAGATATTCGGATGGGGAAATAAACAAGGCTTTCATGAAAGAAATCCATACAGGTTTCAAGATGGAGAAAGCCAAGGAGCAAGATAGAATAAATCAAGCTGCCAAAGAAGCCAAAACAAACGTAGGTAAGACTCATCCAATACTAGGCAAGTGCGTAGCTAATATGCCTGCTCGTGATTATTTTAGATTAGTAAATAAGTACGGACACGACACTGTAAACAGTAGAGAGTTCTTACGATATTTTAATAAAAAGTTTCCTGAGCTAAGTCCAAATAGAGCTTAATGCAAGTAAAGTACAACAGAGACTTATACGACTTAATATCAGCTTTAGCTGGAGTATCTTCATTTACTACAAACGAAAATACTCAGCTTCTTAATTTTGCTAAACGCAGAATGTACGAGGCGTACCAAGCTACTCCAATGTGGCCTCGGTACTTAGTTGCAGGTGAAGAGAGGACAGTATCTAGTTCTGTAATTGCATTCACTCAAGCAAGCAAAAACGATATTGCTGAGTTTATACGCATTCACCGGACTCAGCCTTTCCTTAGGAACTCTGCTTTAGAGTTCGAGTTTTTTGTACAGTCAGATGGCGCTCATATTCTTAACCTAACAACTGCTGATGCTGACTCTGCGTTTGTTACTTACAAGAAGGAGCTTACTGACATTCCTAGTACCTGGGATCTTGATGGAGACAAAAGCACTCAAGAGATTCCTTTAGAATTTTTTTACTACGTTGCTCACAGTGTTTATGCTGACTTTCTTAGAATGGATGGACAGCATGACAAAGCACTAATTGAAGAGCAAGTAGCTGACAAGTACCTAGCTAATGAGCTAGAAAAAGCCGACCAGGTTATGAATAACAACACGGTCAAAAAACGATTTAATACATACGTCTCTAAACAATCTAGATAATGAACTCAAGAACCTCCAATCTATATATCGGGAACGTAAACCCGAACGGCACTCCAGAAAACCTTTCTGTACCTACTACTGGCACTGGAGTAGCATTTGCTGCTTTTCATACAGACACTGATTACGTCCTGATTGATATTCAGGATAATAATGTATACGTTACATTTGATGGATCTGCTCCCACTGCATCCAACGGTCATCTTCTTGTAAAAGAACAAGGCCTCATTGTGATAAGCAAAAACGCTGCTAAATCAGCTAAGTTTTTAGCAATAGGTTCAGCAGCAGTAATACAAAGCACTGAATTTGTGGACTAATGAGGACACTTGGCTTTCAGATGATTAACGAGGGGCTGATGCTTACTCGTGCTGGTTATCGTATTTTATTGGGAGCTATTGACTCATTGGGAGACGTTTATTTTAGGCCTGGTGGAGTGGATCAATATAAACGCCCTGGTGGAACAGACCTTTACTTAAGACCTTAATAATTAAATCAAATGGCAGACGTAACTCTTAGTACAAAAATTGACAACTTCCTAACTGAAACATCGCAGTTTGCTACAGGCTTGATTGCCAGTGCTACGCAAACCCAAGCTGGTGGATTGGCTTTAACTAATGTAACCAATGACATTACTACAGTAGCTAATCCAAACGATGCAGTAACTTTGCCCACAGCAGCGGTAAACGATGTAGTAAAGATTTACAACAATGGTGCAAATGTGCTACAGGTATTTCCAGCTGCATCTGACAATCTTGGAAACGGCGTTGACGCCAGCACAACCATTGATCCTGGCGAGTTCGGAATTTTTACAGCCAAGGATGCTACGAACTGGATAAGCGTTATTTCTACGCCAAGCAGTAAAGTAACGATTCACACTGGATCTGGCACATTGACTCGCTCGCAGATGAGCAACGGCCACACTAATTACGTTAATGCCGCTGCTACCCTAACAATGCTGGCAGTAGATTCAGATACCAATTTTAATGTAAAAACCGTTGGGGCGGTAGCTGTAAGCGTAGATCCAGACGCATCTGATTTGATTTACCTTGATGGTACGGCATTGGATGACGGGGACAAAATTACGAATCTATCAACGGCTGGTGATGTTGCTGCCATTCAGTATTATGATGCCACTGGTGCTTATGCCACTACTAACGGCTGGACGGATGGTGGAGCTTAGTCATGGCTGATGTAACATCGCAGGGAGTTCTGGCTGCTGTAGCCAGGAAGAAATTGCCTACTTCTATAAACATTGCACTAGAAGCGTATGCTGCTACAACGGCATCTAGTTTTTCTTCCCCAACAAACATTGATGTTAATATACCAGCAGTTTCGACCAATGATATTCTGATTCTTTTGGTTACTACTAACGATTTTTCTGAACCTACAGCTTCTCCTCCTACTGGCTGGAATAAGATTGTTGAGAAGGACGGAACATCTAGTAGTCATTCAACTGCCGCAGCTTATTGGAAACGAGCATCATCTAGTGCTTCAGCCACAACCGAAACATGGTCCTCGTTTTTCCCTTCGAATGAAGATTACTACATCTGGGTTGGAGCGTATTCTGGATGCACTACGAGCGGATCTCCCATTGATGCTTTTGGAACTGCCGCTGTTGGGTTTTCCAGCACTTGGAGTGTTAATGTTACAACTACTGTAAGCGACACGATGATTGTGACCATTAGTGGCAGCACAAACAGTAATGTTACACATAGTTGGGCTGATGGAACTGAACTAATAGACACTCCGTATCCTGGTAGCGTTGCAGTTGTTTCTATCAATGAAAAGATTGAATCTACTTCTGGGTCCAAGACTAGGACTGCCACGGCGAGCTTAGCAACCAGTGACACAATGATAGCCGTGGCGTTGAAACCGTAAACATGGCAACCGTAATAACAATGGGTGGAGTTTCCTTCACCATATCTGGAAACTACTCATGGGGACTAGATGAAGCGGGTGTAGCATGGGTTGCGATACCAACTGGAACTGATACGATAACATCAATTACTCCGTCTCAAACTACCGACTCTAACGGTGACTTAATAAACGGAGCAATGTTAAATCCTGTAAGGACTTCTGACGCAGGTCCAAATCAAGGCTTTGACGAAAGGCAAGATAATTACGATGCAGGAAGTGTAGCTACATTGCCAATAACAGTTCAGGCTGGAGACATTGTAATTAAAACCGTTGCAAAAGATCCATACGAAAATAGAGCTGGCGGGTTTACGGAAATTGCATCTTTGCACGTATTGTCTTCCACTCTTCCTTCTGGGGAATATCTAGGATCAAGCATTGGATGGTCTGGCAAATCGACTCCAGTGTCTTATACTGTAGATGTGGACTCTTGGTATTCAAGTAGACCTGTTTACAATTCTACTGGATTTTCGCTGCCACCATACGCAGATTTAATGGAATCTTTTGGACAACATTATCCATTATTTGGTTTTGCTTGGGGGGCCACCGATTATGGGTATCAGTCTTTTTCTCCATATAGATTTGGTGGTGGAAATGTTAATTCCCCAAATTATGGAAGGTATATAGGACAAATGATATCTCTGGTAATGGTAGCCCTAGCAACTAGTTATTATACAGAGGCTCAAACTAAGCAAATTGCAAAAACAATGATAGGTCATGGTTTGCAGTGGGCAGATCCTTTAATTTTTTCTGGCACTGGAGTTGGACCCGATGGTGGGCATTTTCAATGGCACCAACCTGCTGTACTTTTTGCACTTTATCTAACTGACAGAAGCTCTGAATACTCCGACTTTATGGCCCTTTCTCCTGGAAATTGGGATCAGGCGTTTCAGATTACACAAGCACTTATAGACAGCGATTTTTCACCACATTCATCAACTATAAAGCCATCTATGTGGAGAGAAAGAACTTTGCCTGCCCAACCAGGAGGTTCAACTTTAAGGATTCCAATAGCTGGCACTGGCGTAAGCGGAGACTACTATCAAACGCATATCCCAGAGGGAGCTATTGCTACTAGAGTTAGCGATGGTGAAACTGGAGTTGTTTCAACTACGTACGCGCTAAACGATGCGGGTCAAACCTTAACCACTTTAGATGTTGTTTTAAACGATACTAGCCCTTTTCTGGAAGGTGATGTTATTTATTTCGATGCTCCAAGTGGATGGATGAATGTTGGTGATTTTGATTGGGGCGTAAGGGGTGGGTTTGCAAATTTGGTTGGTCAACCTTGGAAGTATTCTCCTAGCGCTCAAAACGCGTACAGGGGACTTCAAGCATGGGCAGGAGCTATATTTGCGTTGTACGCCATTGGAATAAGGGACCCTTCAATCTTTCCAGTGCTTGGATATACTTATAGAGCAGAGAAAACAAATATACCATCTGCTGCAAACGACTTTCCATCTATTGTACAATCTTGGCAAACTATTGATGGATCAACATATACGGCATCTAGCGACTTTTACAACGCTTATGCCGATGACGTTTACTCATCTGAAGTAACAAGAGATTTATATATTTTAAGATCTTCATCTGCATCAATAGCTCTTTTATCACAATGACAGTAATACTATCACTAGCAGCATTCTTAATTTTAGCTTACGTAATAGCTGAAACACTAGAACGCTTACGTAAATAATGGACTTCATTCAAGCACTAACTAACGCAGGGACAGGCGGCATTCTTGGGATTGCTGGATCTGTTGCGTCTGGATGGCTGAAGATTAAAGGCATGAAAGCCCAAGCCGAAATCGAAAGGGAGATGGTAAAGCTCCAAATCGACAAGGGAACTATTGCTGCTGATAGTGCAGACTTCCAAGCGTCTCAGAAAGCAGCCCAGCATGAGAGTGATGCGTTGGTATCTGTAGCCAGCATAGCAGAGAAGCCTTGGCAGAAGGGTCTGTTGATATGGCACTTTGTATTTAAGGGATCTGTGCGTCCATTGCTGGCTGTAGGCGTACACATTCTAGCTGGCATCCTGTACTTCCAGATGCCTGATCAATACCAGGATGTCATTCTCCAGCAAATTTTCACAATAGCATTCGCTTACGGCGGGTGGTATTTCGGACAACGAGACTTAAACAAGAGACTATTTTCAGAATGAACTTACCAGAGGCAGCACATGAATCTTTCTTAAGGGGGTTTGGTTTTTCCCTTGGTGGTTTATTGGCTGCAACGGGTACTATGTTGGACAGGATAGCAGAACTAAACACAATACTTGGAGTGGTTGGTGGAGTCCTTAGTTTGGTATCTACTAGCCTAGGCATATATTTTGTTGTACTTGGAATTAAGATTAGGAAAAAAGAAACAGAGGATAAGTGATATGGCTTGCGGAAAAAGAAAAGGCAAAGGTGGTTACGGATCTAAGGGTGGGAAAAAACGCTAATGAAGTGTTTGTTTGATCTTAAAGATGCAGGAGCTACCGTCATGGCGATATTTGCCAGAGGGTGCAAATGCAAGAAATGTTCCGGTAGAAAAAAGAAGTGATGCCCAAGGACGCTTGCTACAAAAAAGTTAAGGCACGGTACAAAGTGTTTCCATCTGCGTACGCAAGTGGGGCTATAGCCAAGTGTCGCAAGGTAGGTGCTGCTAACTGGGGCAAACGCAAGAAGAAGTAATGGCTGTACGGAAGACAAAGGCAGGTGCTGACCTTAAGCGGTGGTTCAAGGAGAAGTGGGTAGATGTACGCACTGGAAAGCCCTGTGGTCGATCTGAGGGAGATGGACGGGGTACACCCTACTGTCGTCCTTCAAAGCGCGTCAGCAGCCGTACACCAGTCACAGCAAGCGAAATGACAGCATCTCAGAAACAATCAAGGATAGCCCAGAAGAAACGTCTGGGACAACCAGCAGGTAAACCTCGAAGAGTACAATCAATACAACGTGGCAAAAAGTCCTAAAGCATCAATGAGTTGTGGGCAGGTGAAGAAAAGCACCCGTCCAGGTAAGAAGATAATGAAGCTGTACTGCATAGATGGTAAGCGTAAGCTTGTCCATGCAGGAGCTACTGGCTACGGGCATAACTATTCTGATGCAGCCAGAAGATCTTTTAAGGCTAGACATAAGTGCAGCACAGCAAAACCAGGAACAGCTAAACACTTAGCCTGTACCGAGTTGTGGGCAGGCAAGGGTGGAAGTACTAAGAGTTCTCCTAAAAGCAGAAAAGGCAAATACTAGATGGCAAGGTACAGTTCATACGGAAATTTAGATAACCGGATTCAAGAGGATCTAGACCAAGGGTTCACAGGCTTTAACAATAAGTTAAGGCCAGATCAGTTGCGTCCAGGTATTTTGACTGAATCTAATAATGGCCGTATGGATTTGAACGGAGAGTGGCAACCAAGAAAAGGTATTGAGTTATTTTCATCTCCGTTTACTGCTGGCGTTTTTACATTGCCGTTTTATCTGTACGAATCAATTCCTGCTGTTAGTTCTTTTACTAGAGTTGGTGATCTTATTACTATAGATTTTGGAACTAATCCTCACGGGATAATAGATGGTACTGGGGTAAACATTAGTGGATTTGATTACACTGGGTTAATAAATCCTAATGGAAATTTTATTGCGACCCGAATAAGTGATTACGTTATTACTTACACCGTAACTGGATTAGATAGTAGTCCTACCGATGATGGACTAACTGTTACTGGCATGAAGCTAGACGCTACCGCTGGTAACTTTATTGAAGCTTCTTGCGAGTTCTCAGATCCTAATAATGATTCTGAATCCTATGTAGCTTGTGTAGCTACTAACAGCACTGTTCTAGTTAAGACTGCTGATTCAGGAGCTACTACTGTAACGCTTACTTATCCTGCTGGAGAAACTGTTCCTGAAGGAAGCACAGTAATTCAAGCCTTTAATAAGTTGTACATTTTCCGTAAAGGAGACATTGCAATGGAGTGGGATGGAGATATTTCTTCTCCTACATTTTCTCTTGTTAGCAACGGAGACTACAGTCAACCAAAGCAACTTACTCCAAATGATGTTGATATTGTTGATGGCAAAGCTACTGCTACTTTTGCTAACTTGGTAGCAATGAACGGTTTGAGTGTCGGGGATACTTTTACTATAGAAAGTGTAGGATCTCCTTCAACTTTTACAATAGGAGATCAATTTATTGTAGCCGAAAGAGATGATACTGCTTTTACTGTAGATTTTTACGTTCAATTATCTAATCAAAGCAATATTAGTGGAGTTGTTTTTCAGCAGCCAGTTTCTATTGGACTAGGATTTACGCACTCTCCTGCTCCTGCATTTGGAACGTATCATCAACGTAGATTGATTGTGCCGTATCAGTACGATGTAACAGGAACGTCTGGATCGGCTGTTATTACTAATCGAAATATTGTTGATGAAGTGCTGTTTTCGGATATACTGGATGCAGATACTTACGATAGAATTTACGGGCAGTTTAGATTTAATGCTGGTGCTGCTGATTTTATTGTAGGCTTTCATTCTTTTTCGGATGACAAGTTGGTTGTCTTTAATCGCAATAGTGTACATATTGTTGCCAACAGTTTAGACTTAGGAAGCTCAGTATCTCAGTTAATTACTAACGAGGTTGGTTGTTTAGCCAGGGATAGCATACAGCAGATAGGTAATAGTATGATATTTTTGTCCGACAATGGAGTTTATGGACTAGACTTTATTGATTTGTACAATCTTAGAGGACAAGATGTTCCACTGTCAGCTTCCATTGAAGGCACTATTAAGAGAATTAACAAGGAGTACGCAAGCAAAGCTAAGTCCGTTTATTTCAATAATAGGTACTACTTAGCTGTTCCACTTGATGATAGCACCACTAATAACGCTTTGCTTATTTACAATTTTCTTAACAAGCAATGGGAATCTATAGACAGCATAAACGACCCTGAATGGCAGTACAGTGAGTTAACTGTTGCTGGTGAAGGAGATAAGCGGTCAGTGTACGCAATAAACCGTAACGGTGGAGTTCATAGGTACGAATCTAGATCTGACGATAGGGATTTGTACATAGTTCAAGTAGATGGTACCGTTACTAATTCTCAAGTTTCCTCTTCAGTTATTACTAGGATGTTTAATCTTAATTCTTTAGATAGGAAAAAATGGAACAATTTTGACTTGCATATTCAGTCCAGTGAAGATAATACTTCAGATGGAGATTTGCAGGCAATCACAGAAAATATAGATGATATAATAGACCTAAGCAGCATTAGTGATCTTAATGGATCTCCTCTTGCTATTGACGAAGATGTCTCATTAAGGGGCAGATTCGGAAACAGAAGAGCTTACGGATTACAGTTTAAATTAACGACAACTAAGGGACGACCTAGATTAAGAGCATTAAAGGTAGCTGGAGCTACATCATTTAGAAGTTTAGATAAGGCAGAATAATGGCAGTACTTACAACAGGAAACACGTTTGCTAACGGAGATCAGGTAACAGCAAGTTCTTTAAACAATGCAGTTAATGATGCTGTGTTTGCTTCAGGAGCAGTAGACTCAATCTCTACTCAGTTGGCTGGCTCTGGGGCAATTATTGTTAAGGATCTAGGGATTGATACTGGCAAGATTGCTACTGGCGCAGTTACTACTGTTAAACTGGCATCGAACTCAGTTAGTACTGCTAAGATTATAGACAGCAATGTTACTAAGGCTAAGATAGAAAATTTTACTAACCTTACGGTTCTTGGCAATGTTTCTGGCAGTTCTGCTGCACCTGCTGAAGTAACTATTTTGGATGAGGATAACATGGTTTCTGACTCCGCTACTTCATTAGCTACCCAGCAAAGCATAAAGGCTTACGCTGATTCAAAGGTAGATGGAACTGGATCTGGAGCATTTACTACCCTCACGGCATCCGATGATGCTAACTTCGACTCAGGCACATTGTTTGTAGATGCGTCTACGAACTGCGTTGGTTTAGGGACCACTTCAGATATAAATACTCAAATTGGTGGTAATGCTAAACTAGGCGCTTACGATGCAAGCGGAGCTAGAATAGGCATTTGGGGCAATGGTGCCAGATGGTGGTACTTGCATGGTGAAGATTCTAACGCTTTACAAATTGGATATAGAGCATCTGGCAACACTGTTGATGGTGACGCTATAACCATTCTAACAGGTCCCCAAGTAGGAATTGGAACTACATCGCCTTCAGATACTCTTCATGTTGTAGGAACTGGAAGAATTACATCTGCGGTTATAACGCCTCTGCTAAAAAGTGGAGACGGTGCTGCCAATATCACGATTCAAGGTGGTAACTCGGGCGGCGCAAACATTGAGTTGTATGGAGAGAGTCATGCTTCATTTGCAAATAAATCCTTTTATGATGCAGAGACTCATTCATTTAGGACAGCAAACGGTTTGTCTACAAAACTTTTTATTGACAGCTCTGCTGGAAACGTAGGCATAGGGACTTCGTTGCCATCTGCTCCACTAGAAGTAACATCTACAACGGGTGGTGTAATACTGCCTAGGATGACTACTACGCAGATGAACGCTATCTCGTCCCCGACTAATGGCGAGATGATTTACAACACAAGCGTAAACAAGTTCTACGGGTACGCTAACGGATCTTGGGTGGCACTACACTAAAGTATAATGTATTTTCCACAGACAGATATAAACTACGGGATATACCCTCAAGTAGCGGTATTGGAAGGATAAGGATGCAAGAATACGAATACAACCAAGACGACGAAGACGAAGAAGACTACACCGAGGAGGAAGAGCAAGAAATCCTTGCTACCTTTGATGAGCTTGCTCTTGCTGGTCAACTTGATAGTGATAGAATTAGAAGGGTTCTTGGTGACTACGGTCTTTCTGAAGATGATTTTTCAATTCCTGAAGAATATATTCAAAAAGGTGATGATGCTTATGTTCCTCCAGAAACTGGAGATTCAAGTAATTACGATCCTACAGATTATTCTATTTACGAAACTGGACTTAATGTTGAAGATGGATCAATTATAGATGCCGATGTTTTTGGCAATGATTTAGGGGGTATTGATATGGAAGGAATTTATGGTGGATATGGCGGAACAAGGCCAACACAAGGAGGTGGCGATAGTCCATATGACAGAATGGGTCAAGGTGTTAGTCTTTTGGATCAAGTTGTACAGAATGGACTTACCCTTGGACAGATTTTAGATTCTCTTAGGAACCAAATAACGAACCAAGAAGGTCCACAAGGAGAGCAAGGTTTACAAGGAGAACAAGGCATCCAGGGTGAACGTGGAGAGCAAGGGCTTCAGGGTATCCAAGGCGAAAGAGGCGAACAAGGCTTGCAAGGCATTCAAGGAGAACGTGGGGAACAGGGACTGCAAGGACTACAAGGTATACAAGGTATCCAAGGACTGCAAGGACTGCAAGGACTGCAAGGTATCCAGGGTTTACAAGGATTGCAAGGTGAACGTGGCTTACAGGGCGAACAAGGTTTGCAAGGTTTACAAGGCTTGCAAGGGGAACAAGGTTTACAAGGCTTACAAGGAGAGCAAGGCTTGCAAGGTGAACGTGGAGAACGTGGTGAAAGAGGAGAAAGAGGAGCTACTGGAACATTCGATGTTTCAAACTTACAAGCCCTTTTACCTTATCTTACTCCTGATGAAATCCAAGCTTTTGAAGCAAGACAAGTTCCTGGCATATATCCAACAGCAATAGGATCTCTTCCTCAGGCTACATCATTTATTCAGTCTATGCTGGAATTGGATCGGGCTGTGTCTCCTCAGCAAGCAGAGACTGCACTTGGTCTTTATCGCCAGATTACTGGTGGAGTACGTGAAGCCCAAAGCCCGTTGATGAAATCACTTGCTCGTAGGGCTGAGATGCAAGGAGTAGAAGCTGAAAGGCTTATGGGTCCGTTGTCTTTTCTTCAGGCTCGCGATGCTACTCAAGCTGGTTATGGTCAAGCTGCTGCACTTGGCAGAACATTAGACCCTGCTCTTCGTGAACAGCAAGCAGGACGTTTGCGTGAAGAACAAAGGAATGTAAACTTGCAACTTGCAAGCAATCTTCTTGGTCAGCAAAGAGCTACTGCTGGATTGATGGCAGATATTGAAGGTGGTATTTATGGCAGAATGGCTCCTGATATTGGAGTAGATCCTGCACAAATCCTTGGAATTGCTGGAACTGATATTCAGAATGTTCTTGGTGAACAGGCTGCTAGACAGTACTCTGAAGCTATTAGAGAAGGCTCTCGAAGAGAACAGCAGGCAAAGTATCTTGAAACAGGTATTAGTTTACTTCCTAAAGATCCTCTTCAATTCATAAAAGATTTATTTTAATTATCATGGCACTTAAATCATCATCACCCCTTAATCTTGCTGCACTTCGCCAAGATTACTCTATGCTTCCTAAGATAGCTGCTGTTAAAGCTCAGTCTAGTCAGCAGTTGTTTAATGCCATTACTTCTGGCCTTGAAAAGCGGAAGGAAAGAATAGAGAAGAAAGAATTAAATGAAGCTGCCAAAAAAATGATTGAGCCTTTGCTGAGTAAGCCAGAGTTTCAAGCAAGGTTTGGTGTAAACGCAAATGTTGATGAGGTCTTAAAACTTATTGGTGATCCCAGAAAGGCTGTTCAACTAGCTAATGATGTTATTCAATCAGAGCGTGAATTTGAAGATCGTCAAAGAAGAATTGCTTTGGAATCGCAAAGACTCGCTCAAGGAGTACTTAATATTCAAGCTGCTGAAAGAAAGTTTGAGAGTGATAAGGCTTTTTCTAGTGCTATTATTGGCTTATCTAAAGACAAGGATTATCAACTTACCGCAGAGCAAGCTAACTTGATGGCCCCAAATCAGATTCAGGATTTTCTTGATATTAAAACGGAGCAAACTCCTGATAAAATTGGAACAATAGACTTAGGCAATGGAGCTTATGCCATTACTTCAAACGGACAATACAAGGGAATGTACACTGTTCCTCAAGATCCAAAGAATCCACTTACTGCTGAGTTAAGTAATGTACAAGGTAGGCTAAAATACTTCAAAGAAGCTGCGGATCTTGTAAAAGCAGGTGATATAGGTGGAGCTGTTCAAATGCTTAATGCCTTAAATATTAAAGCAGGTGGCGAACCACTTAGCACTGAAGATCCTGAAACTGTAAGATCTATTGTTGGTCTTGAAGTTGAAAATCTTCAAACAGGAGCAGAAGGGGCTGGTGGAGAGACTGGTGAAAAACAAATTCAAATACTTCAAATAGACGGTAAGGATGTTTCAGGTCAAGAAAAACCAGAGCCAGAACCAGAGCCTGCTGTTAAACAGACTTCTTCCACTTCAGAACCAAAACAACGTGAAGTTTCTATAGATAAAAGAGGATCTATTTATGATGAATCTGGCAAGATAAGAAGTCCTCTTTTTAGAGTTATTGTAGAAAACTTTTTTCCAAGATTTGCTAATAAGCCTTTAACAGAAGAAGAACAAAAAGAACTTTCTAAAAAAGTTGAAGGTTTAATTGCTAAAAAATAATTGTTTAAACCCATAATCTTTAAATGCCTACAGCTACACTTTCTCTTCCTGATGGTAGCACTGTTACAGTACAGTACCCAGAAGGAACTTCAGAGCAAGAACTTATTGATTATGTTAAAAAGCAATATGATCAAAAAAAGCTTCCTTCTAAGCCTGAACCCAAAGCTGAACCTTCTGGGTCTTTAGGCAGGACTGCTTCAGCTCTTGCAACAGAAGTAGCTATTGCAGAGGGAGCTAAGTACGCTGGAGCAGCAGCAGGTGGTGCTATAGGGTCTGCTGTTCCCGTTCTTGGTACTGCTATAGGTGCAGGCATAGGTTATGCAGCTGGTGCAATTAGTGGTGGCGTTACTGGAAGTTTAGCTGCTCAAGAAATTGAGAACCCTGATGGAGACATTAGCTGGGGAAGGGTTGTTAGTGATACTCTTCTTAACTTTATTCCAGGGGCTAAGATTGCTAAGGGTGGTAAGTTTGCAACTAGGGTTGGAAAGGCTGCTTTGGCTAACGCTGCTATAGGCGCTGGTAGCGCTCCTGCTGCACAACTTATTGAGGGATCTATTGAAGGCAGACTTCCTACACAAGAAGAGCTTGTTAGATCGGGAATCACTGGAGCTGTTCTTGGTGGAGCATTAGGTGCAGGTGGTCAAGCATTGTCTAAGTCTTACGCTAAGTTTGCTGGGAAGAGTCAAGAAGAGCTTACTAGGGCATACAATAGGGGCGATAAGGATGCTAGGAATGTTGTAGATCCTTTGCTTAATGCTACAAATCCAGACAAAGCACTTTCTCAAGTTGCTACTGGAACTTTAGCTAAGGGTGATATTGTAGAGAACTTCCCTAAGTCTGCTAAGGGTTTAGTTGGACTGGCAAAACGCACTATATCTAGAGTTGCTCCCAGTGTTGGTATTGGAAAAGATCTTGATTTAGATTTAGAAAGAATCAGGAAGGAAGCTGACGGGCTAGAGGCAACAGCAGATAAGATTAGATCTGCTATAGAAAGCAAACTAAAAAGAGATCCATCTGTAAAAGATAAGATTGACCAATTTCTCTCTGGTGAAACTGATCTTGATTCATCTCTGAATGATATTGCTGCTGACCTTAGAAAGTTTAAAGATGAGATGGCTCCTATCCAGGAGGAGATAGCTCAGTTAATAGACGCAGACTTTTACAAATCTTTAGGCCCAAAGGAAAGAGAAAGATTGTCCTCTAAAATTAGGGAGAGCATTTCAGAAAAGCCTTACCTAAAAAGAGAGTACAGGATTTTTACTGATGAGAACTTTGTGCGCAGCCCTACTCAAAGGCGAAAAGCTCAAGAAGAAATAGCTAATTTTATCATAAAAAAGAATCCAAATGTAAGCAAAGAAATTGCTATGGATCGGGCTGGAGTTCACCTCCAAGAGCTAGAAGCAGTTAGTGCTAGATCGCAGAAGGGCAAGGAGCGAGGATATGTACCACAGTCTTTTCAAGGATCATTAAAACAAAAGCAGAACGTAGGGCCAGAAGAAAGAAAATACTTAGGAGAAATAGATGATCCTAGTGAGAAGGTTTTTGGTACATTAAGTGGTACTGCTAGACTAAGACAAGCTGCCAAGGAAGATCAGGCTATACTTGATTATATTCAGAGGTCTGGCATTGGCGTTCAGGTAAGACCAGGGGATATGGTCCCTGAGGACTTGGCTAAACTAAATCTTAAGACTGTTACCGACTCTAATGTCTATGTTCCAGTTGAATTTGAGATAGCTCTGGAAAAGGTACGTCCTAGAGTAACAAAGCAACAGGATAACTTTAACAAGACTTGGGACAGTATTAGTGGTTTTGTTAAAGCTAAGAACGTCTTGGGCAATGCTCCAGCCTATGCTACTCAGCTTGTGTCTGGTATTGGGCTAACTCTTTCTAATGGCATCATGCCTAGGGGCCGTTACTTTAAAAACGTAGGAAGAGGCACTCAGGTAGTTGCTGGAGATTTTAAGGCTTTGTCTAAGATACCAGGGATTCAAAGAGTTCTTGGAGACAGGAAGGCGTTCTTAGATGACTACCAGGATGCAGTTTCTCTAGGCATAATCAATCAGAACGTAGAAGCATCAGATATACGTAATGCTTTTGAGGGAAGAGGATTTAAGCCAATTA